GTGTCCCTTGCCTACTAAAAAACCGCCCCCCTTTCGCGGAATTACACGAAACACAAAGAGTTTGAAGATTTGATTCATGATCTGCGTTTTCACCACCAAATGCATGTCTTGGAATGATGTGATCAACGCTGTTGCCTTCAGCACCACAAGCCTGGCACGTGTGTCCGTCCCTTTGAAGTATGCGCTGGCGTATGCGTCTCCATTCCTTTGTTGACCCATTGTCTTTCAATGCACTTGCCATGATTAGAACCAGTTGTTTCGTTGGTGGAACGCCCACGCTTTACACGGTGTGGAATAGCGATTGCCAATGTATTTAATTGTCTGATCTATCTGACGATAACCGTCAAGGTTGCGATACCACTGCGAGCGCATTTGACCTAAGCCAAAGTGACTTCCGTTTTTGGCGCTAACTCTCCAATTACTTTCCTTTGTAATTATCTTGTTGAAGCACACGAATTGTTCAAAGTTAACCAACCTTGAGTGTGCGTACAAGCGCAATGAATCGACGTTGGCACTAGCTGCGTGAGCAGTATTTGACCCTTGCATTGCGATTAGGCTACCGATCAACACAAGCCAATTTGCTTTTTTATTTATCATTTTTTTAATCTTTACAAGATGACTGAAAGATTGCTTCATTCTCTGAATTAAGGTGAGAAAGGCTCTGTGTGTTGTATGCGTCAAGCGTACACCCCCCGACCAAATACATTCAACATCATGCGTGGTTTTGGGCGTGTCCCACACGTTGTCCACCCCTGTGCGTAAGCCCTGTGTATAAGTTTTCATTGATGTCCCCAACCTTCACCCTTGAATGAAATGCCACCTAATGACCAAACACGTTCCATAGGTATTGTGCAACCCTGGCAGTTAGGGGCTGGAATGTCGCCTTCAGTCTCTATTGATCGGCTCACCGTGCCAGTATTGCCGCACACTTGGCATTTGAATTCATAGATCGCCATTTGTAGCCCCAACCAATGCAACCCCCATGATTTCGCACTTGGTGCATTGTATGACTTCAACGCCTGGCGGTAGATTGTCCGTGACTTTGTGAATGACCTGATTGGTTACCTTCTTGCATTTTCGACATTCAAATTCAATTGTTTCCATGAATGGATTTCCTTAGATTGTCAATGGGTTGAAGATTGATTTGGCTGACCCACCAATTAGGTTGGTGAGAATGCCTAAACCGTGTTTTTTGGGCAATTGATACGGGTATCCAACCAGCAATGAAATAGTGTGGTGATTGACCAGTCACAAGAATGGCAATGTCACTTGTGCGGTCGTACTCATGGACGATCAGCTGCCCCGTGATGTATTTCGTCCATTTGATTTCAAACTTATCACCGACATCAGCCTTCTTTTTCATTTTTGGTTCAAACGGGTCATAGTCAAAACCTAAGTGACGGGCGACTACCCACTCACTTGCAATTGTTTCCGCTAACTCTGAAATTCGCTCGTAAAAGGTAACCGCAGTGTTGTAACGTCTATCTGTGTCCAACGTTTCATCACCGTTTTCAACAAATTGAATTGCTGCCTTCAAACATGTAATTTCGTCGGCACGGCTGACTTTAATTTTCATCTACAACCACCGCAAAACCACAAAAGTTTCTCACCCTTTTGCCCGCGTTGATAGCCAAATTCATCAACCTTCGCCAACATGCTGCATTTGTCGCATTGTTCCATTTTGTATTCAGCGACGATTTCACCGTTTTTTAGTAATTGGCAGATTCGAGTGACTGGATTGATCAGTTCAATGTAGTCGCTCATTAGACTTGTGGCTGCCATTTCCCTGAACTGGTCATTACGTACCACAATGGCTCGCATTGCTTTGGCTTGCGTTCAACGCATGAATAATTGCCCCATGCCTTGCCCGTTTTTGCCGACGTGCCTGTTCGCCAAACACGGTGACCGTGTGAACATTGCGGTGCTTCGGCTACAAGTTCACCGCCCAATTGCTTGGCTATTTCGTCCATTGATGAACCAAGTGACGGAATTCCAGCCTGTTCGGCTTCAGCTGCCGTTTTGTAACTTGGCAGGTCACCAAACTTTGTTGTCCAATAGTCGTTGGTGTCAACGTTTGCAATTTTTGCTGGCACCTTTTCGACCTGTTCCATGATTTCACGGGTTGACCTTTCCGCACCGCCCATGACCAATTGTTGAACTCTCATGATTGCGCTGGTTACTGTATCCTCAACAAACCAACGCTTCATGTTTTGAACGTACGCACCCTGGTATCCATAAGCGTAATCAATGCCCGCTGGGGCTAGGGTTTCACTGTTTTTGAATGCTTTTGCTTCAACCAAGACATAACCCTTTTCAGCACTAAATTCAACAATGCGGGTTTCAATTCGCCCGTCAGGGAATGTTCGATTCCAACGCTCTAAACGCTCACGGCTGGCTTCGTAGTTATCCAAGAACCCCATTATTTCACCGCCTTGTTGATTGTTGAAATGTGGCGTGAAACTGCGCGCCCGCGTGTGTAACCTTCACGGCTTCCGTCTCTGTGTCCCTTTGAGTATCCGTACGCGGCAGCCAAAACCATTAAGCAAACCGCGCCGACAACGCGACCCAATGTTGCTGGGTCAAGTAGATCAAGTACCATCTGATTTCTCCCGAATCTGGGCGGTAACCACTACCACCTGAATTCAGAATGACGCATTAGACGCGCCAGGTCAAGAATCAGGCGTGACCGTCGGCGTGTCTTGTGGTGTTTCGTCTGGTTTTGGCTTCGACTTCAACCCGTTGGCGCTGACAATTCCCGCCAGGGTGCCAGTCAAAAACACGGTAAGCGTGGAAACTAGGTCAATAAAGGCTGCGTCGTTGGGTGCTTGTTTCATAGGCTGGGTAATAAATAGCAATGCGTAAAGCATTGAACTGACCGAAATGGCAAAAACGACTGCCAAGATTATTCCAATGGTCACGATCAGGCGAGCGTGTAATTCTTCAGGCGTGTATTTTTTTCTAGGCATTTTCCAAAACCTCATCATCAAACAAGTCCTTTGTACATAAGCCCAAAGTCTCGCATTGCGGTGGATTACACTCAGGCTTTTCCCAATTTTCAAATTCCTGGCATGGATAACGCACCCAGCCCTGATACCCACAAGCGGACATGCCCAACGTCATTGCGAACGCTAGACATGCCGCCGTGAGTTTTCCGATCATTTCCCCTTTGACCCGAAACTTAAATCATTTGGATTGAGCCAACGCAAGATCACTGGCGCAACCGCTGCGACCCCTGCCATTGCTAAAGTTTTTGGGTCAGTAACCCCTGCCATGTATAACGCCAATGCGGCAGCCATGAATGAACGACCCCATGACGCAGCTAGTGCTTTTGCTTCTTTCATTTTTTCTTGCCCTTCTTTGGTTTGTCTCCCGAAGGTATTTCTATTTTTGGAAAGTCCCCGTTGTATGCAACAACCTTTGGAACCCCAAATCCAACAATTTCTTTTCCTGGCGCATAACTGCGAACCTTGACCATAACCATGCCGCCGTTGCGTTGATCGCCCGTGCCACTGGTGTTTCCTTCAATTGTCAAACATGTGTTTTTGTCAATTAGTCCAACCACAATTCCAATGTGTGAAATGCGGTCAACGCCGTCATGTGGAAAGTCCATGAACGCCAATGAACCTAATTGTGGCATGTTTGACCAACGGCTCACTTCTTTCATTTTGTGTGCGCCAGCGGCGGTTGACACCATTGACGGAATTTTGATTCCAGCCTGATCAGCACACCAATTGACAAATGAACCGCACCACGGCAAACCGTCGGCTTTTGTGAATTTGCCGTATTTGGTCAGGTTGTCTCCTTCCTCAACGGTGCCGACTTCAGCTGCGGCGACTTCGATCAAACGCGCGCTTGTACCTTGTGGAAATGTCATGACAACAACAACGCCGCTTCTTCGGCGGTCAAGCCTAGACGATCAAGAATTGCAGCGCGGGCAGTCGCCTTTGCTTGGGTTTCGATTTGTGCCGCGGCTTGTATCGCTTGATCTGCTTCATGTTGAGCAAATTCCGCGTCTGTCATTTCTCGGTCAATGACTTCGTTTGTCTCTATGTTGTGAATTCGGATTGTTGGATTTGTCATTAGTTAACTCCGTATAATTCGACTGTACCTGTTGAAAGATTGCCACCAAGATTTTTTATGACGATTGATGTAATTTCTGTATTACTAATAAGTCCACCACCGCCAACAATTGAACAGTTAGCCCCAGTGGTGTCAAGAAAAACACCAGACCAGTTCAAAGATTTGTAATTGGTTGTAGATGTATAATTGTCAAAACTTAAAGACCAAACATTGTTTGCGCTAGTTCTATCAGGAAAATTATTTCCTGTAATTACTAAATTGCCTGAGCTGGAAGTAGATGCAGAAATTCCTCGAAGCACTGCAGTCTGAATTCCATTTGTTGCATTATTTGCATTTACTACAAAAAATCCGTCAGCAGTTGCATTTGTTACGCCATAAATTTCTAAGAAAAGGCTTTTGTAAGTTTGCGGAATAGATGAAAGAGTAACTGAAGCACCTGTCAAAGATGTGGTGCTGATTAAAGTTCTACCACCACCGCTTGCACTTGCCCATGAGGGCACTCCACCTGCGACTGTTAAAACTTGTCCAGTCGTACCAATGCCAAGTCGTGTGTTTGTGTTTGCG